GGGCTCTTTGTGCGCGGCAAGCTCGCCACCGATGTTGCGAAAGCGCGCGAGGTGCACGCCCTGATGCGGGCTGGCGCTCTCGACGGCCTCTCCATCGGCTTTCAGGCCAAGAAGACGCGGCGAGACCCGCGCTCGGGGGTGCGCCGTTTGGAGAAGATCGATCTCTGGGAAATTTCCGTGGTCACCTTCCCGATGCTGCCTGAGGCGCGCGTTACGCACGTCAAGGCCGGTCCCTTCGCGATGGCGATCCCGACGGAACGGGAATTCGAGCGCTGGCTCACGCGGGATGCTGGGCTTTCGCGCTCCGAGGCGAGGGCGGTTGCCGCCTTCGGTCTCAAGGGTCTCGTGGCTTTGCGGGATGCGGGTCCGGACCAGGCGCCGGCAGCGAGGTTGAGACGCGCAATAGCGCGCGTCGCCCTTCGCATGCGCGACGCCGCAATTCGATCAACCTAAACCAAGGGTAACATAATGACCGATATTCAAGGGCGCGAGACCAAAGCGGTTCTCGACGCCGCCATTGCCTATGAAGGCTTCCTGCGCGACTTCGAAGCCTTCAAGGAAACCAACGACCGCCGGCTCGATGAAATCGAGCGGCGCGGGGCCGCCGACGTCGTGACGAGCGACAAGCTCGCACGCATCGACCGGGCTCTCGACGAGACGAAGCGCGCCATCGACATGTTGACGCTCAAGGCCGCGCGTCCTCCGCTTGGCGGCGCGCCGGTCTGCTCTGGCGCTTCTATCCAGCACAAGGCCGCCTTCGAGGGCTATGTGCGTGGTGGCGAGACGGCAAGCTTGCGCGAGCTCGAAGCGAAAGCTCTTTCGGTCGGCTCCGATACCGACGGCGGCTACCTCGTACCCGATGAAACGGAACGCGCTGTAAATATGGCGCTGAAGGCGATTTCACCGATCCGGGCCATCGCATCCGTCCAACAGGTCTCTGGCTCGGTCTACAAGCGCCCATTCGCGACGTCTGGCACTTCGACGGGATGGGTCGGTGAGACCGGCGCACGTCCGCAGACCAATACGCCGGTGCTCGCCGAGCTCTCCTATCCGACGATGGAGCTCTATGCGATGCCGGCCGCGACCCAGAGCCTCCTGGACGACAGCGTCGTCAATATCGACGATTGGCTCGCCGAGGAAGTTCGCGTGGCTTTTGCCGAGCAGGAAGGCACAGCCTTCGTAACCGGCGATGGCGTCAACAAGCCCAAGGGATTTCTCACCTACCCGACGGTTGCCAATGCCTCGTGGACATGGGGCAACATCGGCTTCATCGCTTCGGGTGCGGCAGGCGCTTTCCCCGCGTCCGACCCCGGCGACAAGCTGATCGACCTCGTCTACGCGGTGAAGTCGCCCTACCGGGCGAACGCCCACTTCGTCATGAACCGGTCGACGCAGTCGGTCATCCGCAAGATGAAGGACGGGGACGGCACCTACCTCTGGCAGCCGGCCGCTGCCGCAGGCGAGCCCGCGACGCTCCTCGGCTACCCGGTCGCGGAATCCGAGGACATGCCGAGCATCGCGAATGACAGCTTCTCAATTGCCTTCGGCGATTGGAAGCGCGGTTATCTCGTGGTCGATCGCGTCGGCATCCGTGTCCTTCGCGATCCCTATAGCTCGAAGCCGTACGTGCTTTTCTACACCACGAAGCGCGTCGGCGGCGGCGTCCACGATTTCGATGCCATCAAGCTCATGAAGTTTGCGGTCTAGGCGCTCGCGCTGGCCGATCCGCCCGGCAGAAGGTGCCGGGCGGGTCAGCTCCGCGGGGGCGCGGCTCGCCGCGGCGTCCCTTGGACGCTGCGGCCTGCGGCCGATGTTGAAGCTTGACGCCCGTCTCTCGGTCCATTTCGGGGGATGCGCACCTTTCATCTCCGCGCGTGCTTCCTCCCCGCGCGCGGGCTCCTGGCGGGGCCGCACACTCCTCGTGTGAGGCCCCGCCTTTTCATTCCGAAGCTTCCAAATGAGGTCCCATGGCTCTCGTACTGACGAGCGGGCCGGCTGTTGAACCGGTTACGGTCGCCGAAGCCAAGGCGCATCTGCGCGTCGATGGCACCGCCGAAGATGTCTTGATCTCGAGTCTCATTCTGACTTCGCGCCTGCACATCGAGGCTGCGCTCGGTCTTGCACTCATCACCCAGAGCTGGCGCTTGCTGTTCGATCAATGGCCCAAGGGAGCAAGTGTCGAGCTGCCGATGCGGCCCGTGCAGTCAATCGGCTCGGTTACGGTTTACGGCGCCGATCTCACGCCCGTTGTGCTTGCTGCGACAGATTACATTCTCGAAGGGCAGGGGGTGCCTCCCCGCCTTACGCGCACGGGGCCATTTTGGCCGGCGCCTCTCCGGGCGGCCTCCGGAATTGAGATCACTTTCACGGCAGGTTTCGGAGCTGCCGCAACCGATGTTCCCGCGCCTATTCGCCAAGCCCTCATGATGCTCATCGCGCACTGGTATGAGCACCGCGATCCGATCGAGATCGGCACTGCGGAAGCCAACATTCCAGCCAGCGTTTCTAAGCTCCTGATGCCGTACAGGGTGCCGCGCATATGACGCACGTAAGAATTGGCGCCCTCGATCATCGATTGGCGCTCGAAGCCCCTGTTCGCACGGGCGATGGCGGCGGCGGGGCAAGCATTTCCTGGTCGCTCGTTGCCGAGGTCTGGGGATCGCTAACGCCCCTTACGGGCAGCGAAGTCTTTGATGCGGAGGGCCTCAAAGGCCGTGTCACGCACGAGATCATCGTTCGCTATCGCACGGGCGTTACGCCGCAAATGCGGTTCCGTCTTGGCACGCGCCAATTTGAAATTCGTTCCGTGGTCGACACCGGTGAGGAGCATCGTACGTTGCGATGCCTCGCCGAGGAGCGGTTGGCTTAGGGACGAAGAGGTCCAACAGTATTTCAGTCATTCAAGCGGTGGAACATGGCCAGTGCCGGATGGGAATTGCAGAAATCGGTCTATGCCGCGCTCGTTGCCGACGCTGGACTGTTGGCGCTTCTCGGTGGGTCACGCATCTACGACGACGTTCCGCAGGACGCCCAATATCCCTACGTCACAATCGGCGAGTCGACGATCCGCGACTGGAGCACCGGCACGGACGAGGGTGACGAGCATATTCTAACGCTTCATGTCTGGTCGCGAAGCGCCGGTCGCCAAGAGTCGCAAGTGATCATGAACGCCTTGCGAAGTGCGTTGCAAGGCGCAGCGCTCGCAGTCTCCGGGCATCGCCTGATCAATTTCCGCCACGAGCTTTCCGAAGCCCGCCGCGAGACGGATGGCGAGACCTACCATGGTATCGTTCGCTACCGCGCTGTGACGGAACCCTTGACGTAAAATACTACAGGCGAAGGTTTGCTTGCGCCCGTTCCAACACGAAGGATTTGATTTATGGCAGCACAAAAAGGCAAGGACCTCCTTCTCAAGGTCGACAGCACCGGGACCGGGACATACACGACGGTGGCGGGGCTCAGATCGCGCGCGATTGCGTTCAACGCGGAAACTGTCAACATCACGAATCAGGAATCAGCGGGACAGTGGCGAGAGCTCCTCGAGGGCGCCGGCGTCAAGAGTGCCAGGCTTTCCGGGTCCGGCATCTTCAAGGATGCAGCTTCCGACGAAACGGTGCGCAGCTATTTCTTCAACGGCACCATAAGAAACTGGCAGATGGTCATTCCCGATTTCGGGATCGTGCAAGGTCCGCATCAGATCACTTCGCTTGAACTCAACGGCCGGCATGACGGCGAGGTTGCCTTCGATATCGCACTCGAAAGCGCCGGGGAACTCACATTTACGGCCATCTGAAAAGGCCTCCCATGACGAATAAACATCGCGGCGAGATCGAAGCCCGGTTCGACGGCAAAGCGTTCCGGCTCTGCCTGACGCTCGGGGCCCTTGCCGAACTCGAGCAGGCATTCGGTGACACCGATATGGTGGCTCTTGCCACCCGCTTCGAAAGCGGGCGCATATCGGCGCGCGACTGCATCAAGATCATCGCGGCGGGCTTACGGGGCGCCGGCTACGACGTCACGGAAGCCGATGTCTCGGGCATGCAATCCGAAAATGGTGCTGCCGGTTTCGTCGATGTCGTTGCACGGCTCCTCGCCGCCACCTTCGGAAGTGACGCGGCAACCGGCGGGGAGGCAACGAACGAACGCGCCCCTTTCCCTGGGACGACGTGATGGCCGCCGGACTGGGACAGTTGAGGCTTGCGCCGCACGTGTTCTGGTCCATGACGCCGAAAGAGCTCGACGCGGCTCTGCGAGGACGGTTCAACCACTTCACAGCTAATCAGCCCATCGAGCGCGGCATCCTGAATAGCCTGATGGCGCAGTTTCCCGACCAAGAGGGAAAAACTTCATGATCCCAGGTTCCGACCCCATTCAGCCGATCAGCGTTCCGGTCAGCGCTGATACGACCGAGTTCATGCGCAGTCTTGCGGAAGCAAGTAGCCTTGGCCGACAGTTCTCGCGCACGATGGTGGGTGCATTTGAGAGCATTGCCATCAAGGGCAAGACACTGGGCGACGTTCTGAGGCAGCTCGCGCTCCGCCTCTCCGAGCTCGTTCTCAAGGCCGCCCTCCGCCCCTTGGAGCAGGGGCTCGGCAGCTTCTTCAGCGGCTTGTTCTCAGGAGGCTTCGGCTTCGCGAAAGGCTCCGCCTTTCAGCATGGACTCCCGGTGCCCTTTGCGCAAGGCGGTGTCATCTCGAGTCCCATCTCGTTTCCTCTCGCCAATGGACGCCTTGGTATCGCGGGCGAGCGCGGCGCGGAAGCGATCCTGCCGCTCTCGCGCGGCCCCGATGGACGGCTCGGCATCGCGGCGCGTGGCGCTGGCGGACCTATGGTGACGATCAACGTCACGACGCCTGACGCCGAGAGCTTCCGCCGGTCCGAGACGCAGGTGGCTGCGATGATCACGCGTGCCGTGAGCCTTGGGCAGCGCAATCTTTAATCGTTAGAATCTGGCACTCATCACATGTCTTTCCACGAAGTTCGCTTTCCAACATCGATCTCGATGGGCGCCACGGGCGGTCCGGAGCGGCGGACGGATGTTGTTGTGCTCGGCTCAGGGTTTGAGGAGCGCAACAGCCGGTGGGCGAACTCGCGGCGCAGCTATAGTGCCGGGTATGGCGTGAAGTCGCTCGATGATCTCCATAGTGTCATCACATTTTTTGAAGAGCGGCGCGGACGCCTCTACGGCTTCCGCTGGCGCGACCACGCCGACTGGAAATCCTGCGCGCCGCAAGACGTGCCAAGTGCCACCGATCAAGTGATCGGAATAGGAGACGGCGTTACGGCCGCGTTCCAACTCAAGAAAACCTATGGCGGCCTTCGCGCACCCTGGGTGCGTGAGATCAAAAAGCCGGTTGCCGGCACAGTGCTCGTCGCGGTCGCCGGCATCCCGCAGACCCTTGGAACCGACTTCTCGCTCGATCTCGTAACCGGCCTCGTGACGTTTCTTCCCGGGCATATTCCCGTCACGGGATCGAGCATTACCGCCGGCTTCGAGTTCGACGTTCCCGTCCGTTTCGACACCGACAAGCTCGAGATCAGTCTTGCCGGGTTTCAGGCCGGCGCCATTCCGCACATCCCACTCGTCGAGATACGGGTATGAAAATCCTTCCCACAGGCCTCGCCGCCCACCTTGCCTCGGGCGCGACCACACTTTGCTGGTGCTGGCGCCTGACGCGAAAGGACGGCGTCAAGCTCGGTTTCACGGATCACGATCTTAACCTCGCCTTCGACGGCACGACCTTTGAAGCGGCAGCTGGCTTCACGGCGAGCGAGATACGCGATTCGCTGGGACTCTCGGTCGACAACCTCGAAGTCTCGAGCGCCCTCTCGTTTCAGTACTTGTCTGAAGCCGATCTCGCGGCCGGTATCTACGACGATGCGAAGGTCGAGATCTGGCGCGTCAATTGGCAGTCGCCCGAGCAGCGCGTCCTAATGCGCTCGGGAAGCATCGGCGAGGTCAAACGGTCAGGGCTGCACTTCAGTGCCGAAGTGCGCG